ATGTAAGATATACGCTTATCTTTTTTTGCTGCGAGTCGAAGCTGATCTGCCAAATCATAACTAACTCCTTGTTGGTCAGATAAGCCAGCGTCAATGTCGATCGCGCAAACTTCTCCGTCAGGTCGTGGGTTGTGATCGGATTTTCTAACTGCATGCTTACTATCGCCGATCCACCCATCAAATTTCCTGCTCCGACCCACGAAAGCAAAATTGATCTGATCTCTTAGAGTGTCAGCAGCTTTAGATAAATATGGCTTCATTAGCCAAGAATCAATTTTGCTTCATCAGCAGTTAAACCTAGACGATCAAGGATTGCTTGGCGTTGGGTTTCTTTTGCTTCGGCTTCGGCTTGTCTTGCTGCTTCCGCTGTTTGTTCTTCCTGATAAATTTTATATTCGGCAACAGTCATCTCTCGATCAACTACTTCATCTGTTGCAGTATTATGTATTCTTATTATTGGTCTAGTCATTATTTTACTCCGTATAAAAGAACTGTTCCAGTGGATAAATCTCCGGCTGAATTGACAAAATCTAAAGAGGTAATAGCACTATTGGTATATATACCACCACCACCAAAAACGCTTGTATTTACAGATGATGAATTGACAAAAACACCACTCCAACTAACTGGTTTGTAATTGGAAGCAGATGTATAGTTATCTATTCTAAATGACCAAGCATTGTTCGCATCAGTTCTTAATGTTGCGTTTGAAGGATGGTAAAACCAGCGAGTTGCATCTCCGCCATTTGTAGTAATTTCCATAGCACTTATTCTTGAAATTGTAGAACTACCATTTGGTCTAATAGAGTTGTAACCGTTTCCAGTAGCATTTGTTACGCCATAAATTAAACCAAATAAAGAATTATATGTTTGATCAATTGCGGAAATTGTTACTGTTGCACCAGTTAAAGTTGTTGTTGATAACAAAGTCATTCCACCTGTTTGAATAGTTGCCCACTCAGGAGCTGTTGCACCAGAATTGACTCTTAATAATTGACCAGCAGTTCCAATTCCAACTCGAGCCTTAGCAGTTGAAGTTGTGTAATAATCAATATCGCCAGCAGTAGTTCCCGGATTTAATGCTTTGACAGTTGTATCTGCGGATGAACCAAGTGTGCGAATTGCTGCTGCACCATCTTTAACCAAATCAACATCATCGGGTGTAGTCCAGTTGTAATTCGTAGTTACGGCCATTTTTATCCTTTTCTTATGAGATTATTGTAGCGTATTCCCAAGTTAAAGTTGGGCTTAAAGTGTTCCATGCCTCGGTGGCTGGAGTTGTATTCCAACGCATCGCCACTTGGCTAAATGCGACTGGTGAAACATTAATTGTCAGAAAAAGTTCATTGAACCTAGTGCTCCATGACCAGCCCTCAACATAACCTTCAAAATCTCCACCGGATATTTGGCTCGGTAGGTTTTGAATATGAACTGGCATTCCCATAAATACAGCTAAAAGATCATCCCGATCAGCGTCATCTATTTCTGAGTTAGTTATTGGGAATGTGATCGATTGGAATGCTGGGATTGGATAAGCTCTTTGGGCTATGTATCGGTCGGCAATAGCCTGAGCATCTACTGCACCTTGAACCCTAGAATTGATCGTTTCAGCTTTATATCCATAAAGGGCAATTGAATTGGCATCACTAGCTGTAACCTGTGAATTAAAATTATTGCCATAATTGATGTATATGTCATTTCTAACATCTGCTGATCTCATTACAGTTGATAGGCCAGCACCTAAAGCATGGCCAGCATCTAATTCAACATAACCATTAGTTAATAGATAATTTTGTCTATGGTCTGCATCGGCATAACCTATGTTGCCAGCATTATCCTCATAAATATAACCAAATGCTGAATTAGCAATATCTGAAACAATGTTGTAAATGGTATCTACTGTTTGAGATTGAGCAGTCATTGTGTAAAGACCCGGCTGATCTATTTCGCCTAATCCTAGATTAACTGCATTTTCCCAAGTTTCTGTTGCATTGTAAGTTGCCCACTGAGTAGCTGCTGGCACATCATTCCAAGTTCCAAGCAATACGCTAGAAAGAATTCCATAAATCTGGTCGCCATCCTCATCTTGCGAGATATTGTCATCCCAAATTTCTTTGGTTAATTTGGCAAGTGAACCCATCGCCAATAATGTGTATTCGATAACTGTGGCTGCTGCACCACTATTTCTGACTTGAACTGTTACATCGGTAAGATCGCCACCAAATAAACTAACATAAGTTCCTGAACTATCTTTGACCTGTAAATCTAAACTGTCATTTATATCAAAAGGTAATGTTTGACCATTTAGCGCAACTAAAGTAATTTGACAATATGATGGAAGCGGTTGCTGATAAATGTCTGATCTGCCAGCTTGATGCTGAACATCAGAAATAGCGATATTAGTGTAATCAACACCACCGACAGTTAATTTCCAGTCAGGCGTAAAATCTGACATTATCTATCCCTAAGCGCGGTTACGCTTCTTGCAGCCTGACTATTTAATTGATTAGCAACAGCTCTAGCAGTCCCTTCAGGATCTATTGCACCTGATACATTGATAACTATGTTTGGATTGGCTGCTAATGTGTTGCCTTGTTTTTCTAGTAGTCTAAATTGTGCTTCTAAAGCATCAAATTGTCTTTGGGCAGCTGATTTACTGATTCCACCTGTTGCAACTTGAAATGTCAATTCTGTAAATTGATCTTGAACTCTTAACAATTTATCTGCTAAATCTTTAAGGCTAGTTGCGCCAGCAGTTCCACCAACGCCACCTGCACTGCCGCCACCTGTGCCACCAATTCCACCTAATCCAGTAAAGCCACCGGCTGCACCACCACCGCTAGAGCCAACACTTGCACCTGCTCCAGCTGCGCTTAATCCTGCAAATCCACCACCACTAAACCCACCACCACTCGCACCAATTGGACTTATTTTGCCAATATCTGCGCCAGTCTTTACCAGGTTAATTCCATCAATTACTTTATTGATTGCACTAATAATGAAATTCAATACTGGCGTTATTGCTCCAACTATCTTGCCAAAGGCATCAATAATTGCTGCTGCTGCCTTAGCACCAACATCAAGTAAAAATCCAAATACTGTTTGCAATATAGGAAAAACCTTATCTTTTAACAATACCCAAAACTCATTAAATGACTCTCTGTTTCTATCAATAGCTTCTTTAATAATTCTAAAAGCATCTCTAAATTTATCAACTATTGGTGTGCCATACTCAAATATAAATGCAATAAGTCTTTCAATTACTGGCAATAAAGCAAATCCAATAGTTTCTTTTGCTTCCTCAAATCCTACTTTTAGGCGATCAATACGACCTTGAAAGGTTTCAGCATTACGGCTAGCAGCCCCACCATAAAGGTTTGACAGTAATTCTGTTTCCTCACGAAATGATAATTGCTTGGCTTGGGCTGCTGTAATACCAATTCCAAGTCTTGCTAATTGTGTATCTTGGCCACCATAGGCTTTAGATAGGGCTTCAGTAACTTGACCTAAATCCTTGCCAGTTCCCTTTGAAATATCAATTGCTAAATTTAATAATTGCTGAGATTTAGTTACATCACCAGTTGCAACAGATAATCTTTGGAATGCTGGTCTTAAAGCATCATCAGCAATTCCTACTGCCAATGAAGTCTGGCTTATGTAATCCTCAGTAGCCTTAATTTGGGCATCTGTTGCCCCTGTAGCACTTCGTAATGCACTGGCTAACCTTAACTGTGCTTGCTCATCCTCTATTGCAGCCTTGACCCCATCAACGGCTAATTTAGTGGCATAGGCAGCAGCGGCAGCAGTAGCTACAGCAAATGCAGCAGCAGCCTTCTTTCCAAAGTCACTTACTTTGTCAGAAAATCCTTTTACTTCAGTTTCGCCAGTTTTAAGACTTTTCTTTAACTCATCGACATCGGCAAGGATCGAGAGTTTGAGTGTGCGATTACCTATTGCCATTATCCCCACTCCTTCAAAATACGATCAAATGCTGCTTCCCACTTGTTAATCAATTGAGGCTGAATTCTACGAAGGGTTGGATAAATGAACCATCCGCGAGATCCACGACCCTGCCTTCCTGAATAACTAGGGAACTGTTTGAATTTATTTGAACCAAACTCAAGGCCACCCCATAAGGTTTGCGTAGTAGCACCACCTGAAAATTTCTGACTTGCAAATCCGTATCTGAATTCACCGATCTTAGATGACTTTGAGATCCT